CGGCACATTAGGGGGCACAGGCACAGGTCGCACAGACGCATACGTTGGACAGGGTGGGGGCACACCCCCTGTTGCAACGGGCGTTGGAATGGGTGGCAAGGGCACAATAGTATCTAGAACCCCTCTTAGGGTTTCTCCGTCTTACTTTGGCGATATTACACCCGCTGCACCTGCACCGACCACCGGCAATCCTTTTACTGATGCAATCATACAAGGAATGGAGGGTGCAGCGGGGGCTAAAGTTCCTGATCCATTGAATGATCCCTCTGCCAGAGCGTCCATCACTACTGCAACGGACGCATCTCCGCCACCACCACCTCCTCAAGATGACAGCGACGACGACGACAGGCCGTCGGGCACCTCTTACAGCATAGGAGCGGGTGCGCCTGTGGACGCATTTAACGAACGTGTAAACCGGCCCGATCCGTCACCTCCCCCGTCTGATGACAGCGACGACGACGATGGCGGCGGTAAGATTGTTTGCACGGCCATGAACCAAGCCTATGGCTTTGGCTCGTTCCGTCAAGCTATTTGGCTGGCACACAGTCGTGACATGGCTCCAGAGTATCAGGCAGGATATCACGCTATCTTCCAGCCCCTCGTTACATACGGATATGGCGGCACTACCACGCCCCGCAAGTTTGTCCGTGGCATTTTGGAGGGGATCGCTCGTCGTCGCACCGCAGACATTTGGATGCAGAAGAAAGGCAAACGACATCCGGTAGGACGCATTGAAAGAGCGTTCTGGGAGCCTGTTTGCTATGCTGTAGGGAGGATTGTTCTGTGTCTAAAGAAATGAAGAAGTATCAGCAGCGCATCGTAGGTCGCGTAAAAAAGTTAAGCAAAAAAGACTATGCTGCACTGCAGGACTTCATGGAGACATCCGCTGCACGGATTGTGCGGGGCGTTCTTGGTGAAGAACTATTTGATGGCATGGACGTAGATCAATACCGCAAGGGCGGGATTGTAAAGAAGAGCGAGGGCGGCAAGGTACAGAAGACAGGCTTTGTCGAAGGCTCTCCTGACAACTACGCCAAGGGCGATACTGTAGCCGATACAGTCAAGACACAGGTGCGTGAAGGCTCGTTTGTCCTCAATGCCCCCACCGTAGAGAAATTACAACAAGCAGGCGTGTTACCCAAGGGGGTTGACAATTCAAATAAAAATGCTACAATAAAAGCAAACAAGGGCGGCCTGATGGACGTAGCGCTGTCGAAAGGCGAGTACGTCATCGAACCCGAAGAAGCCCAGCGCATCGGGTACTCTTTCCTCGAAAAGATAAATGATCAGGGCAAAGCCGAGGTAGATCGTCGGCAAGGCATGAATCAGGGCGGTCCCGCAGGCACAGACTTATCTGGCATTCCCCCTCTTGCAGCAGGTCTACGCCCTGCAATCAGGACAGATACTAAGCCTGAAGGATTTATAGCTACACCGCCTCCAATGCCCGACACTCCGATTCCGTCTCGTGATGAAGATACTTTCTTTGACACACGTTTTGGTGACATCAAAGATGCTATTAAGAACGTAGAGATAAAAGGATTTGAAAAAGACCCCTACATACGCACGGGTGCTTCGAGAGGCAAAGCTAAATCTTCTGCATTCGGACCTATGCAGCTTACCTATACTACACTAGAAGATTTTAAAAACCGCAGTCCTGAATACGGATTTTTAAGTGACGAGGACAAGGTCTACGTAGATGATCTAATACAACAAGGCAAGGACTTTGTTAATTATCAAAAATCCGGCGCAATCTTCAGGGATGGAAAGCGCGTAAATATATCCGCAAAACAAGCGAAAAAATTAAAGGCGTATGGCAGCGGCACCATTGACCGCGCCCGTCACGAAAAATCTTACGATGTTGTGGCCGATATGGTCCTTCGTCTCAAGTTATCAGATCACAACACTCTCAAAGAGGCTCTGGCCTCTTACGGTGAGGGTGCAGACTATGCAGAAAAAGTTCTTGCAGGTCTGAACTGATTAGTCAGCTACCCGCCAGTGCGGCCCTGACACAACCGGAGCGGCTACCTACACGCCAAAGTAGCCCCGCTAATGAGGTAAATAAAATGGCAAAAAAAGTTCGAGGCCACCGTGCCAACAAACCTAACGATTCCTTTGGAACAATCAACAGCGAAACTCTTTACAAGGGTGCCTACCGCGAGGAGGTATACCAAGACGAAGAGGACGAAGCTGTAGAACAACAAGCGGAACAAGTAGAGTCGGATGAAGAATCCGAACCCAACTTTACACAGGGTGCTGAGAAAGCGGAACACGACTACAAGAAGCGTTACGACGATCTCAAGAAGCACTACGATGCAAAGGTCAGTGAGTTCAAGGCAAAAGAACAAGAAATGACGGCGACCCTTTCACAAGCTACTCGCCAACAAAATATTTCTTTGCCCAAGTCACCTGAAGAACTCGAAGCATTCAAGGAACAATACCCCGACGTATACGATGTCGTCGAGACTATTGCAACCATGAAAGCGGGAGAACGTGCAGGAGAACTGGAAAAGGAACTCGAAACGATCCGCGAAAAGGAACAGAACACTAGGGTACAGGCCGCGTACCAAGAACTGACAAACAAACATCCGGACTTCAATGAATTACGTACGGATGAGCGTTTTCTCCAGTGGCTGGAAGAACAACCCGAAAACATCTCGGACGGCATCCTGAAGAACAACACTGACGCCCGTTGGGCATCTCGTGTTCTTGATCTTTACAAGGTCGATGCTGGCATCACCACTAAGAAGCGTACTAGGAAGAGCGAGTCTGCTGCAGCGGCTGTAAACTCTCCAAAGGCACGTGACATTACAGGTGAAGCAAAGGGAACTGATCGGATTTGGAAAGCCTCTGAAATCGGTCGAATGAAGCCGTGGGAGTTCGAGAAGCACGAAGCTGAACTCGACGCCGCACGGGAAGAAGGCCGAATAGACTACAGTAACTAAACCTCAACAAAGGAAGGAACAGACCAATGGCTTTTGGTACTGCTGCAGGTTATGGTAACCTGCCTTCCGGTAACTTTACACCGGAAATCTTTAGCCAAAAGGTTCTCAAATTCTTCCGTCGCGCTTCGGTTGTAGAAGACATTACGAATACCGACTACGCTGGCGAAATTGAGAACTTTGGCGACACCGTCCGCATTATCAAGGAGCCGACAATCACCGTCTCCTCGTATACTCGCGGCTCGGTTATTAACGCGCAAGACCTTGCTGACGATCAGATCACTATGGTGGTCGATCAGGCAAATGCTTTCTCGTTTAAGATTGACGACATTGAAGAGCGTCAGTCTCACGTCAACTTCGAGGCACTTGCTACTTCTTCGGGAGCATTCTCCCTGAAGCGTAAGTACGATGCTAACGTCCTTGACATCATGGCAACTGACGCAGGTCTCAACGGCGAGTCCACTGCTACCACCACCCAAATCTCGGGTATCGGTACGCTTGGTTCCGCCCTTGATATCGGTGGTGCATCCAGCCCCGGCGATACTGCTGTCAACACCATGCTGAAGATGGCAGAGGCACTCGACAACGAATCGGTTCCGGAAGAGAACCGTTGGTTCGTTGCTCCCCCGGCATTTTACAAGCACCTCTTCTCGGCTGGTGCGAAGTTCGCAGAAGTTCAGGTAACTGGCGATGCAACTTCCCCGCTGCGTAACGGTCTTGTCTCGCTGGGCAACATTGCTGGCTTCCAGTGCTACAAGTCCACTGCCCTCGTCTCGAACGCGGGTACGGATCAGGTAACGCTGTCTGGCCTCGCTACGGACGGCTCCGAGAATATTCTTCTCGGTGGTCATATGTCCTCCACGGCTACCGCTTCGCACATCGCGAAGACAGAGGTTGTCCGTTCGACTGAAACCTTCAGCGACATCGTTCGCGGTCTTCATGTCTTTGGTCGCAAAGTTCTGCGTCCGGAAGCCATCGTCCGCGCCGTTGTTAGCCTCGACTAATCGGGAGGACTGAATAATGGCTACTTATGATCGTACCATTACTGGCGGCGGCACCACTGGTCACCCCGGTAATCTGCCCCGCCCGTACATCATCACCTCTCCGGTGTATGATGCGGTTGACAACACGTCCCTCGCTGGCGCTGACATCGTCAAGCTCATCGATCTGCC